CGACGACCTCAAGGAATTAAACACTGACCTTCAACTGCTGCGTGACCTCGATGCTGCTGCACTCACCACTCGTAAGATCGATGTGGAAGAGCGCGCTGTCAACGAATCGGAGCGTGTCAGCGAACAGACCAACGCCCTGCTTAAAATGCTGGACGGTAAGAACCCGTTTGCCGTGGACTTAACCACTGGCGGCGTGCGAGCTGACCTGATCGGTCGACCACGTGAAGCCGTGTTGCCCGAAGTCGTCTTGGTTCCAGGACACACTCGCCAAGGCACCGAACAACTGAACTACGCCGACTACGTCTCTGACCCTGACGACGATTCCGATCGACTGGGCGAAGAGGAAGAAGAGGAAGAGCTGTAACTGCCCGGTGTGAAGAAGCAGAAGTCCACCACAGGCAAATGCTCAAGGTGAATGAACTCTTCCAGCACCATGGCGTGTAAGCTCTGCTTGTCCAACTTGTTCATGGCTTCATCCTCCTGTGTATCATACTCCCCCGGCGCACTCACGTGTAGCCGGGGGAGTATGACCGTCAGGCTGTTAGCACGACGGTACAGCAGTTCTTCATGGTGCATCGTGAACCACGCGTCGAAGTCGTACGTGACCCAGCCATCGAACAGGGCTTTAAAGTCTGTCGGCCCTAGCTTCTTAGGGTTTATGCGCCGGGAGTTGATCTGCACGAACGGTGGGATCAGTACCCCCAGCGCCTCGACCATGGCTTCGATCACTGGCCCAGGCAGGATGTAAGGCCAGGTGTTGAGGGTGATGCTGACGTGAGAAACATCCACGCCACGCTCCATCCGCTCAACCAGTGTTTCAATGTGCGAGATCAGGACAACAGGTATCCCAGTAATAATGCTCTTTTTAAGCGTGTCCAGATTACGCGCGGCGTAAGCCTTCTTGAACTGTTCGTTGGTGACGGCCCCGTGCGTGAGCGTTTCGAAGTCGTCCACTTCCCTGATTTGGTAGCCATTGCGTATTGCCTGTAGGGCGGCTTCGGGGTTGAGCTGTAACAGCGTGCCGAACCGAGTGTCATAGAGCGCATCAAGGTCTAACAGCAACCGATGGTCCTGTTCAGATGAACTCATTTGTCAGTTTCTCCCTTAGGTAATGTAGGACCAAAAACTAATGGACCTTCATCGAACTCCAGCGGGGAAATACTGATCAGGTATACAAACAAGACCCAAGCGGTCTTGGTGAACACTTCCTTTAAGAACTCAGGGTCCGCAGCACGGTCCTTCAAGTCCCCGTCGATGTGCATCGCTTTGTACGGCCAGCACAGGTTGTGCGCGATGTCATTGATGGTGCTCTCGGCGTGTGCGGTCGCCATGTCCGCCATCATCTTGATGTACGCCGTGCCGTTGAGCACGTAGTCGACGATGTTCTCGTTGATCCTGGCTGGCGCAGGGGCAACAGTCCCTTCCTCTTGTGGCATCGTGCCCGGCATGATGGACTGCCAGATTTCAGCAACCTTCTCTTCCGTGGCCAACAGCCCCCAGCGAATCATGCGGGCTTCCCCGACGAAGACTTCCAACTCACTGACGAACTCAGGGTTGAAATGCAGCCGAGTACGGTCAGACGCAAAAATACGATGCCACTGGACGGTGGCATCGACGAGGTTCTTGATGTTGGTGGTGGTTTGTGCAGCCATGGGTTAAACCTCGTCTAAGTTGGTATCGATCAACATCCCACGGAAAAGGATGGCCGTGTTGCTGGTGGCCTTGGTCACCTGTCCGTCGACGGTCACGTCTTCGATGCTGGCTTCACCGTGTTCAATCAACTGCCGGTCGAACTCCAGCTGAGCGCCTTCGTCACCACCGCGGATCTTGATCTCTTCGATCAAGGTCATTTCAAGGTTCTGTGCTAGCTGAGCCTGAACCTCAGGGAAGGAGATCTTCGACCCCTTCGATTTCCCTGTAACCTGCCCAGACATCTCGTCCACGTGACGAGCATCCTCAGGGATGGAGGACTTCTTGGTCAGCATCTGTGCCTGACGACGCACCAGCATATCCAAGACCGGATATTCATTTGGGGTCAGATACACCTTGCCCGTTTGAGGGTCAGTGATCCACAGACGCTGGAATAGTTTAAGACCTACTGTTTCAGCCACCAGCATCAGGTTGTCCATCGTGATGCGCGTGTCATCCATGGGCGGCGAGACGAAAGGAATGATTTCTTGTTCTTCGCGTTCTTTATCAGTACTCGGCTTTCTGAGTGACCGGATGTACTGGTCAAACTCAACGTCGTTCATGGCGTCAAGCCGCTCGCGGGTTACTGTAGGGTTGTAAGGGTCGCCAGGGATAATCATGGAGACACTATTCACGATGAAATCAGTTACCTGCTTGCGAGTAACAGCCATGACATTAGCCCCGTGGCAAATCGTTGTCGAGGATCACTTCCAGCACCAGCTTATTGAAGTGACGCAGCCAGTCTTCCGGGGCGATGTTGTCAATGAGGCAGGTACGGGCCGAGACCGTGCTGATGTTCAGCCGACCCAACTCACTGCGCCAGTAGCGATTGAGTTCGCAGATGACAGCAGCTGGTTCATTGGAGCGTTGTTCGAAACCGCGGGTGAATCGCATAGCGGCCGCGGGATTGGAGGTTGCAATAGCATCAGCCACGCTACCTACTAGGTTATGGACTTGAGACATGATACGTTCCTTTTGTGGAAGAAGTGACCGGACTGAAAGACAATCCGGTCTCAGATTATTGGTGCAAACGCTTTATCGTTTACGCCGCCGCAGCGCTTCGAGCTACCTTATTTGCTAACTTGGCAGCCAGAGCAGCTTTTAGTTTGGTGGGGTCAGTGACGGCTTCAAGCATGGACTCGGCCTGTTTAGCTACCACCGGACTAACACCCGCCTGCTTGTCTTTCAAGGCTTTCGCCTCGTCGTACCAGTAAGGGTGGTAAGTGCCTGCACGGATGTTCAGCATGTCCATGGAGGACAGGAACGGGTACTTCTGCTGGGCTTCTTCTTCCAATGGGACCCAGTAACCACGGGTGTCCATCAGCAGGTCCCAGTCGTAGCCCTTGGCGACGATGTCGGTGTACAGCTCACGTGGGTGGCAGTACGTGCCTTCTTCCATGTCGTGCCACAGGTTGCGCATCATGCACAGCTCTGCGGTGATGTTCATGGCGCGGGCCAGACGGTAGTCGTCTTCGAGCAGCGAACGAACGGTGGTGCGTTGCAGGATACGTTCTGGGTACAGGTCCAGGCGGTAGTACTGCTTGCCCTTGGCGTTCTTGCCTTCTTTGTCGCTGATGCCGTAGTAGTCGTAGCCTTTGCAGTAGTTGAACTCGGTCAACTCTGGCTTGACACCTTCGGACTGAGACACCACCACGTCGTACGGAATGCCCGACGGGCCGGACTTGCCACGCAAGTTGACCAACGTGATGCAGATCAGGTCGGTGTCGCCTTTGAGGTCATCGTCGCTGTTACGTGGGTACTCAGGCATCTTGTCGTTCAACATCGGCGACAGGCTGACGCAGTACCAGCAGTTGGCGGTCAGGAAGCTGAAGTTCTCAGGCACCTTCTTGAGCTTCAAGTCACCCTTAAGGAACTTGAGGCGCTTGACGTTCGGCTTGTACATGTCCAGCTGGTATTCTTGACCGACGTGAGCGGTCATCAGCAGGTGCACGCCCGAGGAACTGGTCACGCCAGTCACTTGGTCGATCAGCTGCGACTTGGCACCGGCGCCTTTCATGGCCACCATGTTCAAGTCTTTGTGGCCGACGTCAGCCTTCTCGTACATCGCCATGATGCCTTCAGTCTGAAGACCCGACAGCGAATCGAGGAAGGCCAGCGTAGGCGTAGGGATCTTCACGTACTCGCCGGTGGAGTCGTCCACGAACGGCGTAGTGATCATGATCTCTTTGTCAGAGCGACGGTCAGCGGAGTATTCACGGATGAAGTTCCACCACTCGTTACCGTTGTACACCGTGGCATCCGAAAACGCCAGTCTGCACAGGTCAACCAGGTCTTTACCGAAGAGGTTCTCGAACTGGTTGAAGATGTCGTGGATACGTTTGACCGAGAGAGTGTTCTCAGAGTCATGCGCCATCATAATGGCACAGGCAATCCGGTTCATGACAGAACCCAGCTGGAAGAGCGAGATTACCGTCTTGAACATGTTGGGCAGACCCGCTACCCCGGTGAAATGATTGAGACCGCCGCAGAGAATGTGCTCACCTCGACGACCCTTGTAGAACTTACCGGTCTGGATGTCAAACCCAGCACCAATGTTCCACATAGGACGCAGCGAGGGGGCTTTCTTCATTTTGGCAAAGGGATCTTTCATGTATTGCTCCATGTTATAGACACCTCAACGAGAGGTTAGTGCAAACGATATGAACGAATACTTTCTTTTAACCCGGAGTCATC